TAACCCGTTCCTCGCGGTCGAGTTGTTCGGCGACCTCGCGGAAGTCTTTGCCTTGGCCGCGTAAAATCGCGGTCCTGGTGTTTAGTCCGGCCCCGATAGCCATAATATCGGCCTTGGTCTCCTGGAGGGGGTTCCACCAAGGAACGCCCGCCGGTATCCAATCCCAGGGCGTCGCGTCGAGGTCCAGGTCGTCGGGTAATTCGCCGTCGAGTATGAACAGGCCCAGTCGCCACTTAGTGATCGCGTTAAGGACCTCGACGACCTCGGCGCGTTTAGTCTCGGCCGAAAAAAGGTACTGTATCAGGTCGCCGCGGCCCTGGTAGTAGTTCGACGACGAGGCGTCGTAAAAACTGTATGGAATATCCAGGGCCTTAAGGGCCATTGCGATAGAAACCTCGCAAAAATCCTGGAACGCTGGCGACGGTGTATTTTCGCCGATTATCTTCGCGTCGTCGCCCGGTTCCATTTCGAGTTTAGTCGGTCCCGATCCGAAATCTACCTCGTATTGCTCGTCGACAATCTCGGCGTCGTTTTCGTCGTCGGCGTCGTTGCTCGATACCTGGGTAATCGGGGCCAGGGCCTCGGGGGCCTCGCGAGTAATAACCAGGCCGAACAGTTGGGCGACCTTGGCCTTTGCCAGTGCGTAGGTCGTCGCCTCGTATATGTCCTGGTAGGTATTGATCGCCGACGCCAGGGGCGAAATTCCGCGGACCTGGTCGAGTCGATCGAAATACCCGTGCGTTATTACATACTTGGCCGGAATCGCCTTCTCGTAATCGTACCCGCCGCCCTTGTCGCGACGGCGACAAATCGAGTACGCCAGGGCCTTACCGGCGGGCGCGGTTCTTACGCCGTGGGTCCATTTGGTTTTATCCATAGCCGCGGGGGCGTTATGGTCGGGGTACCGGACGCGGTCGCCCTCGATCGTTTGTAGTTTCCCGCTGGATAACTTCGCGAGAAAAACGTCGCCGTCGAGGGTTCGCGATTGTTCGGCCAGGCGTATAAGCCTCGGCAGATTGTGACGGGCCGCGACGTCGCAATTTTCTTTTTGTGAATACCAGGACATGAGTTTTTCGATTTTCTTATCGAGTTCGTCGTTTCCGGTCCTGGCCTGGAAACAAAAACGCGACGTATAGTCGAGGTGTTTACGGATCGCGAACGCGGCGACCGAAAAGTTACGGCGTAAGTCGCGGGTCGTCGCGATTAGCTTTTTACGATCGGTCGCGCCGAGGGTGTTATCCTCGGACCTGGTCGTCGTCTTGGGCGGGCGTCGTCGTTTCTTGTCGACGATCGCGTCGTAACCGAACGACGAGTCGGCGGGTTTTACTCTGGCCCGTTTGTCAAGGCCCAGGCCCGCGGTTTTCCTGGCCGCCGTCCGGCGGCCCGGCGACCTGGCCGACGATCGAGTCGACGACCTGGTCGCGGTCCTGGCCGCGGTCGGCGGTGCGCCTGCATTGGTTCGCTTGGCGTTCAGGCGTTTGCGCTGTCGGTTTTTGCGGCGGCCCATAGCTTAGAATCCCGAAAGGTTTATCCGCGCCGTTGAGGGGTTGCGGCCGTTTTGCCGGTTGCGTTTTCGTTCGGCGGCGTTGGTGACCTTTAACGGATCGCGGAGGGTTACCGCTTGACCGTCGACCGATGTACTGGCGATCGCGCCCGCCTGGAGTTCGGTTTCCTTGGCGGCCGCGACGGCGTTCTCGGCGTGAGTTTGGTTTGCCATAGGGGCGAACATACGGCCGCGGCCGCGGAAGGTACAAGGGGCCTTTTTGGTTTTTTTCTACGCTGTAGAATCTTTCTTTTCGCCGTCCTGGCCGCCCTGGGGGTCGCCCTGGGGGTCCTCGGCGGCGTCCTGGTCGCCTGTGGCGGCCTTATCGTCGGCGTCGTCGCCCTGGGCGTCGGCGGTTTCGTTCAGCTCGTCGAGGGCGGCCAGGTCGGCGGCCTTGGCGGCCTCGACGTCGACGCCGTTGGCCGTCGCCCTGGCGGCCGAGGCGTTGGCGATCGCCATATCCTCGGCGTCCTGGTCGCCCTGGTTCGCCGCGACGTATGTTTTTTCGATTCGGACCTGGCCGCAATTGGCGCAGAAAGTCCATTGTCGAAGTATCGCGCAGCATTCGACGCCGGTAATTGGCGAGCGTCCGTACCATATCTGGCGGGCGGTCCTGTGGTACCGCTTACGCCTGGTCGAACCGCAAGTCGGGCAGGTGATCGCCTCGGACATTACGACCGGTATTTCCTCGCCCTGGGCGGCCTCGGCCCGCCGGGCCTGGGCGGCCTGGGCGTCCTTTTTGCTCGGTCGCCTGGGTTCCTTTCTGGCGGCCTTTTTCCTGGCGGTCGATCGCCTGGCCCTGGCGGCCTTGTCGGCGGCCTTTTGTTTGGGCGTCCTGGCGGCCTTGGCGGCCTTTTGGTTTTTGCTCTTGGCCTTTTGTTTCGCTGTCTTTTTCTTTGCCATTTCGTCGGGTTCCTTTACAGGGGTTTAGTGTGTCCGCGTGTACGCTTGCGGGTTTTCTTTTTCTTCGCTGGTTTGCGATCGCCGGTCGCCTTGGTCGGCGCGGCGAGTTGTATACCGGCCATCGACGCCGCGGCGGTCGCGCCGACCAGGGCGTCAAGGTAGTGATTGTCGCGGCCTGGGCGGGCTTTCCATTGATCGACGACCCGGCCGCGGCCCTCGGTCGTTACTCTAAACTCGGCGGTCGCGTGGTCGGCTACTAGTCGGTGAGTCTTGGCCGAGTCGCCGAAAAACGATAACGCGCCGGGGTCGCCGGTCGGCGTCGCAAGTCGGGTTTGAAAAAATGATTTCCAATGGTTCGTATCGACCTGGGCCATTTGGACCGCGTGGCCCTCGACCGGCCGGATTCGCCAATGGTCGCCGGGCCGTTCGCCTTTCTGGCCGCGGCGTTCGTCCCAGGGTTGCGACGACGCGCCGACGAACAGGCCGCGGGCCGGAAGTACCGCCGCGCCTCGGTATTGCCTGGCGAACCGGAAAACAACGTCCGGCGACCAGGCCGCGTCGACCAGGGTAAGGACGACCGCGACGTCCGCGCCGTCCGATCGCCGATAAGGTTTCGAGGCGATCGCGTCGACGAGGTCGGTAAGGCCCGCGAAAATCGCGCCCTCTTTTCCGTGCTTGCGGTACTTGCGTCGTAATGTCGCCTTGGCCTGGCGTTGCGTGAAATACGCGACCGATTGTTCCGGCCAGGTTCCATAATCGACAACGTGGCCGGTGTAGTTTTCTTCCCAGGCGACGACCGCGTAATACAAGATATTCGCGTGGACGTCGACGAACGCGGTTAGTCGGTGACAGGTGATAGGAACAACGCCGCGGGCCAGGTTGTTAAACTTCTTTGCGACCTCGGGCGTATCCAAAAACTCGGCGTCGTCGGTTTCGTCGATCGGTTCGTTTTGGTACTCGGCGAAAAACGCGGCCTCGTTTCGTAGTCGCAAATTTACGGCGTGTTGGATCGCCGAAAGTTCGTCGCTGTTGTATCGTTGTTCCCAGGCGACGACCGCGCCCTTATCCATCGCGGCCTGACGCTTGCGATAGAATTCGGTCGCGGCCTGGCCGTCGTCGCCCTCGCGCATTCCCTCGCGTCGGAGTTCGCCGTATTGCGACCATAGTTTCGCATTGGTCGGCCATTTGTAAACGAGTTTTGTTCTTACGCCGTTCCATTCGGGGTGTCGTTCCCGATCGAGAATCGCGTCGGCCATATCGTCGGCGCGAATCACGGTACAGGGCATAATCGCCGATATGCGTTTACCAGGTCCGGCCAGGCCCAGGATCGCGCCCGCGAGGACCCGTTCGCGCTTGGCCGATTGTGCGACCGAGTTCGCTGAATCGTCGGTCTGCGGGTCGTCGATAATCGCCAACGACGGGCGATCGGTCGCGCCGCCTGGGTGCGTATGTTTCATGCCGCGAATTCGACCAAGCAAACCGACGACCTGGATTCGACAACCGGACGCGGGCGACCCTTTTATCGTCGGGAGTATTGCGACGTCGGCTTTCCAGGATATATACGTCGCCTTACCTTGGTATTTCTGGCCGCGGGTTCGGTTGCTCTTGCGATCCAGTTTGTGGATCGGGTAACAAACCGCGGGAAAATCGGCGGCGAGTAGTTCGTTAGTTTCGACCTCGATCTTAATACTTTCGAGAATCTCCGCAGCGTGCGCCGCCGTCGCGCCGATCGCGGCTATATATTTGTGGTGACCGTACAGGGCCGCCCATAAAATCGCGCCCTCGGTGAGCGTGGTTTTACCGGACCCGCGCGGCATTGCCATTGCAAACAGGCCGCCGCGCAAAACGGTTTCCTCGATCGCGGCGATAACTTTTAAGTGATCCGGCGACCAGGCGATCGAGAATCGCAAGGGGAAATACTTTTCGCAGAAATACCGGAAGTCGCGACGCGCGCGTTTTTTGATGATCGGATGCGCGACGGCGGGTAGTTCCCCGATTTCCGAACCGGCGGCGACCAGGCGGGCCGACCTGGCGGCCGCCGCGGCCTTTACCTTGTCATACGCCAGGCCGTCGGCGGTTTGCTTTTTCTTACCTGGGGGTTTGCGGGCGGGCTTGCGTTTCGGTTTCGTCTTGGCGGGCGAGTGCCTGGTCGACGACCTGGTCGACGATCGCGTCGAGGTCCTGGTCGGTTTTCGCTTGGCCGCCGGTTTCGGTTTCTCGGGTTTCGCCGATGTTTTGGCCGCGGGTTTTTTCCTCGCGACCTTTTTCTTAACGGCCTTTGCCGATGCTTTTTTAGTGGTGCGTTTCTTAGCCAAAAAAAGAAAGTAAGGTGTAACGCGCGCC